AAGCACGTCCCTGAGGACGTGCGTCAGGCTACCACATCAGAGGTTGGCCTCGATGAAGTCGATAACCGGCTGGAAGGTTTCGACCTCGTCGTTCAGGTTCGCGAGCTTGATCATGTCTTCATCAGTAAGACCAGCCCAATCGCGGATATCGTTGGGCGGGTACGAGGAATAGTCGTTGTCGTGCTCAATGTCGTCGTCGTCCCTATCCTTCCGGATAATACCCTCGACGACCCCAACGCCCGTGAATGCGGTCCTGACGAACGTGGCGTCAAGGTCGGTTTCCTTGCCCGCAACCTCACACAGAACACCGAGGCAGCAGTACGAAGACGAGTCTTCGTAGACAGTCTTCAAGTGGCCCTTGGTCTTGTTGTAGTCGCCGCTCTTGAGAGCGTCGATCAGAAGACCCTTGACCTCGGGAACCATCATTGTTCTCTCCCTTGTTTGGTCTGAGATGACCGGCCAATCCAGCTCCTTAGGGAGCTGGATCAACCTACCACATCAGAACTGCTCGTCGATGACCTTGGCGATCTTCTCGAACGGCCACATGGCTGCATCGTTGAGAGTCAGAAGGGTCGAAGCCTCTTCTGTGTAACCGTAATCTCCGCCCGGGACGGTGTACTCGACATGAGTCTGGAGATATCCACTGTCGACACTTCGGACGTAACCGCCTTCATCTTCCAGGCCAGCCCAGTGCTGGACCTTTTCGGGCAGGAATGCCGAGCAACCGTCGTACGTCTCACCCTCGGGGTCGAACTCAATGTCAAGTCCGTCCTTGATGGCAACCTCACACAGCACACCGAGGCAGCAGAACTTAGGCTCGCCACTGTCCTCGGGTGTGTATCGGAGCGATCCGGTCGACTGCTTGTACTCTCCGCTTTCGAGAGCTTCGATCCAGAGCGCCTTGATTCGCTTGTCCATTGTTCTCTCCCTTGTTTCGGCTGCGATGCCGCCAAACCAGTCGTACTGGACGACTGGCAAGGTTGGTCACAGTTCGTCGTACAGCCTCTCGATGGTGTATGAGATCTCGTAAAAGCTTGCCCCGTTGTCGTTGTCGGAGGAAAGCGATTCCGTCTCAGAACTATATACGTTGTCGTACGATCCGTTAGCGTGCTTCATGCCAGCCCAGATCCTAACTTCGTACGGCAGGACGCTGCTCTCGTTGTACGTCTCGCCCTCTGATTCTACTACCGGAACGTTGAAGCCGTATCGGTACCCATAGGACACCTTTACAAGTTCCCATGGCTGAATGACACCCTCCTTTACGGCGATGTCACACAGCACACCGAGGCAGCAGTAGCTGTCTCCGTCACGGAGTCGCCCAGTAGTCTGGCTGTACTCACCGGATCGGAGAGCAGAGACAAGCTTGTCGGCGATTTCCTTACGCATGATTCTCTCCCTTGTTGGGTTCTGGTCGAACCACACGATGCAGGGGTTTTAGACCCTGCATCATGCTGCTGATCAGAACAGATCTGCGCTCTCGGGAAGCTTGGGCGGCTCGTACTCGAACGTGCCGTTGTTGATAGCGTCTACGATCTCGCTAGCCCTAGCCCAGGCATCGCTCTTCGAGTAGAAAAACTCCTGGTGGAGCGGCGCACTCTCAGCGAGCGTGTCACTCTCCTGCGGCTCCCGGTCGGAGAACACCATCACGGCGTACTCCTTCGGCTCGTATCCCATCATCGCGAAGACCATGGTCTCCAAGAGCCCGAGAGGCATGCCGTAAACGACCTGACCATTGGTGGCGTCCATCGCGATGTAGTCGTCGTTCATTGTTCTCTCCCTTGTTGACTTGGTTCAAGTGAACCAGACGGCCGCTGTCCCTGTCAAGCACCCAAGGACAGAAACCATCCTACCCACTTGAACCGACCGAGGAAACGTCCCTTCGGTCGATCTAGTGACTCACTCTTGGCCGGTGTACCCTTCAAGGATGTTCGCAGCGTAGCCACGCACACCAAGGTAATCCAGCTCTGGACCGAGCTTATTGATCAAGGCGGCGCGAAGTGCGTCGGGATGGTACCCGACGCTTCGACCGACCTTAACATCAGGAGTCACGCCTTCCAGCAGCTTCCGGACTCGCATTTGCGAGACTCCGGACTCTGTGGACAGCTCAGCGATGCTCTTGAAAGTAGCCATTGTTCTCTCCCTTGTGATCAGTATCTCCTGATACTGCGAAGCCAGCCGTACTAGACGGTTGGCAACGTTAGTCAGGAGACGTGGAAGTGGGTTTCCAACGCGGTCCGCCACCCTCCGTCCTTTTTGATTTCCACTGGTCCGAAATCCACATCAGCGTTCGCTTGCTGAGCTTCGCTAGCGGAGCAGCAGCGGCACCCGAGGTCGGATACTGTCACTTCGATGTCACCGTGATCAGCCATCGCTTTGGTTGCCATTTTGATCAGCTCGCTCAGTTTCATATTCTCTCCCTCGTTCTTCCTCTAAGCAGAGGACACGGCACACAGGAAATCCTATGTACCATGCTCGGTGCTCAGACCTCGCTGATGTACCGCATAACCACGTCGATCGGGCGGACAGGAGTGGTGAGGTCTAGGATACCAGACTCGATACCGTACTTCACCATCTCGTGAGAGCTAAGCGCTCCGTCTACGTCCTCGGAGAAGTAACCCTCGTACACAGAGTCCTTGAGACCGTCCTGCAAGTCTCCCAGAGATCCGTCTCCCACCTTGACCAAGAGAGTCATGTGGGGAAGCTCGCGTCCGCCCAGCAAGGCCAGGTAGATGTCGAACGTGTTGTCGGAGGTGAACACAGCCCATTCGCCGACGTAGCTGATCTTGGAGACGAACCGAGTAGGAAGCTCCACGATCTCCAGGTCATTACGGTTGTGGATACCACACTCGCTGTTGTCGCACATCGTTCTCTCCCTTGTTTAAATCTGCTCTGATGAGCAACACACGGCTCACTTGCGTGAGCCGCATGCAAGACATCAGAACGATACTTCACGAACCCCGCCACGCGGACCGAACAGAAGCCGCTTGTAAGGTTCGTTGCCGATCCGCCACTCAAGGCCGCTGTAAGAGACTCTGTAAATGTCGATGTACGAGTCTCGACCAACGACCGGCGTGTCGAACCATCCGGACCGATCTTTGTTGAGTCGTCCGGACTCGGTGACGTAGTCAAAGCTGTCGCGTCCGCCCTCACGGTAGCGTAGGGACTCCTTGGCCGAGGCCAAGTCTTCCCACCTCTCTACGTTATCCATGAAGTCGTCGCCACCTCCGTACCCGTTTCCGCCGTGCCAAACACCATACACGTACGGCATGTCGTACACGGCGTCATGGAACGTAGTGCCGGAGAAGTGGATGTTATCCTGCCCGAAGGCCCACTTCACCTCTCCCACGAGGCCCGTCAGGGCACTGTACACGGCCTGTGCCTCGTCGACACGACCGGCTGCGTACATTTCCACAGCCTGGACGTACGTGTCGTGCAGAGCGGCAGCCACGGGTTCGTAGACTCGCTTGCTCGCAGTCATTGCTCTCTCCCTTGCGTTGCCCCTAGTGAGCAACACCGTACACCCATTGGATGTGCGATGCAAGACACTAGCGACCGGACTTGCTGATCTGCGTTTTACCGCACTTCTCGCAGAGTCGAAACTGTCTGTTGAGGTAGTCTCCAAGGTCTGCCCACAGAGACCAACGGTGAAGGCAAAAGAGGCTCATACCATCCTCTCCTGTATGACTCCACAGCGTTCACACTCTCTACGCTGGAACGTGGCCCAGATGGAAGAAGTATAAATCTTCCACTTGCCCCACCTATGGAAGACATGCAACGTAAGTCACTTACCTTCCACCATGTCGAACAGCTCGTCGAACGAATCTGTCCACACGTCCATGAACATATGGACCTGTTCGGGAGTCAAGCCGACCTTATCGGCCACCTTCTTCTCGACAGGAGTGATTACCATCTCAGAACAGGTGCACCTGAGATTTTCCATGTTCTTTCTCCCTTCGGCTGTGATGCCGCTACACGAGGCACCCCGTAGGGTGCCAAGCATAGTCCTAGTCACAGTCGATGTAAACCTTCGGCGTAACCGCAGGTTCCATCAGTTCATCGACGGCCATACGGAGATTGTACGGCTTCTCGACCCAACCGTTGATGCCATCATGGTACTTGAGTACCAGAACGATCCTGCGCCGGACGATGAACGGCCAAGCGCTAGTGGTGTCGAGTCCCTCGACGACGCTAGAGTCATAGCTGGCGAGCTGCCACTCACCCTTGCCGAACCAGTCGTCAAGTTCGTCTTGGATGTTAAGTGAAGTCTCCTCCAAGTCTTCGTCGTAAGAGAAGACATTGTATGCATAGTTCCTCGCGCTTACCGGATAGTCGTCCCCGTCTGCCCAGTGAGTGAACACACTAGAGTCGCAGTACTGGAACTCACCGGAGGCGAAACCAAACACGGTCATTATTCTCTCCCTTGCCAAACTCAGCATCGGTGATGCTGTGCCAACACACCTACTAGAGATGCGCTGGACCTAGTCACCGATTTCTCACTCATGCTTGATGCGGAAAGGGCCGGTCGTGGCCCCCTTCTCGAACGCCAGGCGTCCGTATTTGTTGATCCAGCTCAGGACCTTAACCTCTCCCTTGTCGGAGAGAGGCTTCCAGCACGTGAAGCACAACGCCTCTTCGTGCTGATCTGACTTAAAGGCCACGAGCTGTCCAGCCGGACTGTCGCACCTATCGCACGACTCAAACTCCTGGCCAGCGTACTTAGCCATTATTCTCTCCCTTATAGGCAGTGATGCCGTCACAACGGACGCCTTACGGCGTCCGCCATGATCCTGGTCACTGACTCTTGCAGCCGTTCCTCTTGCAGGTGATGGGAACTAGCGCACCACTCTGCATCGACAGCACGCCTCTGGCGTGCATGCCACAACCAGTAAGGTTGTCCCGAACGTACGAGTAGGTACCACCCTTGATCTTGTGGGTGATAGACCTGTCACTTACACCAGTGATAGTCACGACAGCCTGTGCACTGTTCATGATCAACCCTTCTTGACCTTGTTCTGCTTGGGGTGCTTCTTCCACGCCTTACCGTTCGGCCTAGACGGGTTGAGGTTACCCTTGTGAGTGGCAGACATCTTCTTCTTACCCTTAGCCACGACGCTTGCTCCCAGTCTCGTACATGTACGCGATCCATTCGAACCACGGCATGCCGTCGATGTGGTATTCCTCGTTGCCGAGGTACTTGACGTCCTCATACTCGACGCCAGCAGCCACAGCGATCTCGCCTTGCAAGGTGGGAAGGCCGGACTGCATCGCTTCGTATCCGTTCACATCTCTCCCCTTGCAGGATTCGGCTGTGATGCCGTCACAACGCATCCCCGGGGGGATGCGCTCTGAGTGGTCACAGCTGTTCGTAGTTCTCCTCAATCACTACGGCGATCTCGTCGAACGTAGCTCCGCTGTCGTTCAAGTCGGATAGGTAGTATTCGTAACCGCCATCGTCCAACTGGTTATATGCGCCCGTGTCGGTCTTCAAGCCAGCCCAGAGTTGCACAGCCAGCGGAGTAGTGGCGGACGCATCGTTGTAGCGATGCATGTAGCCTTCCAGGGTGTAGCTGTACTGGACTGTCCAACCGCTCTTCTGGCCCCGTGCCATCTGTTCCTTGTCGTACAGGTCGCAGAGAACACCGAGGCAGCAGTAGCCCTCTTGGGTACGGAGCTGCAACTTCGACTGATCGTACTCGCCGCTCCTGAGAGCCGTGACGAGCTTGTCAGCGATTTCCTTCTTCATAGCTCTCTCCCTTGTTCCGCACACACCTTAGGTGTGTGCGTTGAACGGAGGAAGGATGCACGGCGGCAACCAAGTGACCCAGAACTATCCTGGACTTGATCTCCTCTTCGTCACCCTCCCCCCACTCTGAGGAGTCGCTAACGGTTTGCGCTGGCCACGACGATCTCCCGCACCGACGTATTGTCTTCCCTCGGTATTTCCCAACCGATCTAGGCGTCTCGCAACATCGTTACAGTTGAACGCTGCATCCATCGCGCCCCACTAGCGACCCCCCAAACAAGGGGGGAAAGAATCCCATGATCATGACTGTGAGATGTTGCGGCTCGCACCTAGGCTGCGGACTTTCGTCCCCTTGATGGTCCATCGCTTCACTCACTCACAGCGGGGCGCATTTCAGCACCCGCTGATCTATGGGTAGCTCACTATTGAGTTCTCAAGCAACGGTCAGTTGTCCTTGCCAGCCATTTCCCTAGCATCCGGGCGCCCTGTTGTAGCTACTGCGGTACAGGCCCCACCTGAAAGGTGGGCATAGTGCAGTAACCCGAGCGACGGTCAGTATCAACCGCTCTTCTCACGTGCTAGCTGTGCTGGGGTAGGTCCCTGATCAAGCTTCCCTACTGCGACCCGGTTGCCCCGATCGCTCCCTACGCTTCAGATCTTGCCAGGCTCTTGCGAGCTTGTCAAGCCTCTTAGTCTGACCGACTCTTGCGAGTCTGCCGTGGCCTAGTGTGGCGATCTGAGACCCTGTCCGCATCCCCGAGGGTTAGCATCGGACTAGTGGTCTCGGACCGCCGTAGCGGGCCGACTGATGAGATCATGACTTGCCTACGTTGGCTTGTCAAGATCTGCTGCGTATGGAGTTCTCAAGGTTCCGTGTTGCGTTGTCCCGTTGTGGCGACGAGGAGAACGCTACTCAGACCGAGAGAGTTGTCAAACATGCAGGTCAGACGTGGTGTGTGTGGGTGGAATCAGTTTCTAGATAAGCGGACGCTTACCAGGAATGTCATGGTATGTCCGTATCACTGGTTGAGACGTGCAGGTCAGAGCGTGTGTGTGGGGCGGTCTGGACAATGTGGACAAGGTGGACAGTGTACAGTCTCCAACCTGCAAATCGTAGCCAATCTGGCCCTACAGCCTGCACATGCTAGGCAGATTGCACAGTAATCCTTGCATATCAAGGCCATCTGTCTAGTTGACCATGGAAGCACAGGCGCACACGCGTGTATAGAGGGGACAGCCGCCACATGTATACCTATGCATGGCAGTGCATGACCATGCGCTCAGATGTCGTGGCTGCTGCTCAGATGAGCGGACAAACTAGGACACACAGTGCATCCATCGCATCACTGACAGTGAGCCCAAACCTAGACAAACCTACCCAGGCATTGTTAAATCGGGCGAGGTGTGTGTGTGTGAGTCCCCTCAAATTTTCACCATAAATAGATGTGACGTCCATCACAGTCATGCTCACAACCCTTGCGGCGCTTGGCTTGTAGTAGTGTGACGCAGATCACACAAAATCATGTGTCCCTGCCGGACGCCAGGCCGCCCTTATATATATATGAGAGAGTAGAACATAGTGCGATAGACTCCAAGGTACAAGGCAACCCCTCAGGGGGTTGCCACTGTACGATAGAGTACATGGCACCTAAGCTACTATCTTTCCTAACCGAGACTCTTCTCGGAATCATTCCTCCGTTCCAAGCCAGCCCCCTGGCTGGCGCTTATAATCGAGGGGTGTGGGGAACACCCACGAAAGGGCCGTCTGTGCGAATTCGCCTACGGCGATAACGCACGAGAGGGCATAGGATGGCAAGGGTATACAAGACGGAGAGTGGACAGGTCTTCAAGAAGGATCCTAGGAAGGCTCCCAAGGCTCGCTCAACGCGAGCCCAGGTCACCGACACTCAGAAGCGTAAGCAAACGTTCCTAAACTATGTCAAGGCTGGCAAGTCTATTAAGCAAGCCTGCGATGACATGGGCCTCACCGAGGCCCAGTACAAGTACCTACGTCAGAGCGATGCTGACTTCCGGAAGAACATGGATCTGCTGAGGCAGATGAAGTCTGGAAGCTACGAAGCAGATGAGAACCGCAAGAACATCATGCCGTTCCCTGAGTGGTGTGAAGAGTACCTAGACACCAAGCTCTTCAACCATCACCTACAGTGGATCGACGTACTTGAAGGTAGAGACCCTAGGAACCTACACGAGAACCAAGTTTATATTAAGGGCGAGCCAGAGTTCCTTCTGATCAACACTCCTCCCGAGCATGCCAAGTCAACGACGATCACCATGAACTACGTGGCCTACCGGATCTGCGAAGACCCGAACATCCGTATCGTGATCGTCTCGCAGACACAGGAGATGGCCAAGCGCTTCCTTCGAGGTGTCAAGGACCGGCTCGCATCGGAGAACAAGAACTACCAGAAGCTCCAGGTAGACTTCGGTCCAGACGGTGGCTTCGATGCTGGTGCGGCGGCATGGACCGCCGACTCGATCTACATCAGCTCTAGCACTCGTGACTCAGGAGAGAAGGACCCTACGGTTCAGGCTCTCGGTATCAACGGACAGATCTATGGTTCCCGAGCAGACCTCATCATCCTAGACGACTGCGTAACCGGTAAGAACGCGCACGAGTACGAGAAGCAGATGGACTGGCTCCAGCGAGAGGTGTACAACCGACTCTCTTATCCGGGAGGACGCATCCTACTCGTTGGAACGCGCCTGTCTCCAGTAGACCTTTATGGTGAGATCGTCAAGGACGACTACTACGGAGACGAGACTTCTCCATGGACCTACCTGTCGCAGCCAGCAGTGCTAGAGTTCGCAGACAGTGTAGATGACTGGAAGACTCTTTGGCCAAGGACTAACCGTCCTCCCGTCTCTCTCGCTGGACGATCTCAGGTAACGCAGGACGAAGATGGTCTCTGGCCTATGTGGACCGGAGAGGCGCTTCGAAAGCGCCGCGCTTCTATGTCACCAAGGAACTGGGCTCTTGTCTACCAGCAGGAGTCTGTAGTCGAAGATGCTATCTTCCCAGTGAAGGCGGTAACTGGTTGTGTAGACGGTATGCGCGCTGCGGGTGTGATGCAGAGCGGTGCACCAGGACATCGTGCGAACGGTATGGCGGGACTGTATGTTGTCGGGGGCTTCGACCCTGCGATGACGGGAAACTCAGCGTCGGTCATTATGGGCGTGGATCGAATGAGTGGGGAGCGCTGGATCCTAGACGTATGGACCAAGGGCAACCTCAAGCCCGATGACATCTTCGATAAGATCAAGGAGCTGACTGTCAAGTACGGTGTGATGGAGTGGCGCATCGAGAAGAACGCGATGAACCTCATGGTCACCCAGAACCGTGACATCAGAAACTTCCTAGCCAGTCGAGGATGTATCCTCAAGGAACACTACACGGGCAACAACAAGTGGGACGCCGATTTCGGCGTCGCATCTATGTCCGCACTGTTCGATGGCTGGGCCGAGAAGAAGGCTCTGATCCATCTTCCGTCTCGTTCCTCCGATGAGGGTATGAAGGCTATGATCGAACAGCTCACAACGTGGGAACCACTTCCACCGGGGGTGAAGACCAAGAAGAAGACGGACATCGTCATGGCTCTCTGGTTTGCAGAGATCCGTGCACGAGAGATCGTCAACGAGGTGAACAACGTCTACCACGTCGACAATCCTTACCAATCCCCCAGGGATCAAAATCGAACTATCACCGTTGATCTCGACCTTATGGGAGTTGCGATGCAGACTGACCCAACAGGATGGTGGGGCGGATGAGATACAGAACCCCAAGTTCTGAGATGTGGCGAAGCGGGAAGAGGAAGTGCTCGGCCTGCAAAGAGTACCAGAGCCCTGAATCTTACGGCTCCAACAAGGATAGCAAGGATGGACTTTCTTACAGCTGCCGCGACTGTGCGGCAGACAACCAACGAAGAATCAAGTATGGTATAACCTCCGCGCAGTACAACAAGATGTTGGCCGATCAGGGTGGAAGGTGTGCAGTCTGTGGCTCACTTGGATGTCAGAGCGGCAAGAAGTTGGCGGTTGACCACGATCATGGGTGCTGCCCAGGGAAAAAGTCTTGCGGCCAGTGCATAAGGAAACTTCTATGTCAGAAGTGCAACCAGGCTCTTGGCCTGTTTGGAGACGACCCGGATCTGCTACGCAAGGCAGCGGGCTACATTGAGGAGAACAATGACTATCAAGGGCATTGATGTCGCTGGCTATCAGAGTGAGAACTTTGATACAACCGACATCCAGTTCGTCATCGTTAAGGCCACCGAGGGAACCTCCTACAAGAACCCAAAGTACGACGCTCAGGTCAAGTACGCACGAGACAAGGCTCTCGTAGTCGGACACTACCACTTTGTGAACAGCTCTACCAGCATGGATGCGCAGGCCACCTACTTTGTCAAGACTGCGACCGAGCGTGCTGGAGAGTTCCTAGTTCTCGACTGGGAGTCGCCCGGCGTCGATGACGCCGATAAGAACGAGTTCATCAAGAAGACCAAGGAGCTAGCGCCCGGCCTCAAGGTCGGGCTTTACTGCAACAAGGACTACTGGAAGAACCGTGATCACTCTAGCTACGCTGGAGACTTTCTGTGGATCGCAGATCCAGACAGTCCGGCTGGTCACCCAGATGTTGTACATCCTTGGGTCGTGCACCAGTATAGTTCGGCGGGAGGTGTTGACCGTGATGTCGCAAACTTCGCTAACCGTGGAGCTATGGCTGTCTGGGCTGGTAAGCCTGTCCCTAAGCCAAGTCCTGTATACGCTGCTTACCCTGGCTCAGCGTACTTCCGGCTAGGACGTAAGTCACCGCTGATCACTGCGATGGGTAAGCGTCTCGTAGCAGAAGGCTATAAGGGATACAAGAAGGGTCCAGGACCAGAGTTCACACGTGCCGACATGGCCGCCTATTCTTGGTGGCAGAAGAAGCACGGATACAAGGGCGCGGACGCCAACGGCGTACCGGGCAAGAAGACATGGGATCTGCTACACGTCCCAAAGGTGTAAGGAGGTAGCGAATGGCGCTAACTATCGAGTCGGTCGCAATGAAGGTCGAGAGCCTGCGCCGTGCCGCTGCTGACCGCGACCAGAGAATGCGTGACGTTCACGACGTTCGCTCTGGAGATATCGACACCGTCATCCCCGGTGCCATGCCAGACGCATGGCCCAAGCCTATCGTGGCAAACCTTATCGATACGTCTGCTCGTGACATCGCAGAAGTGATGGGCACTATGCCGAGCATCAACTGCTCGGCTGGTGTAATCACCACGGACAAGTCGAAGAAGTACATGGCCAAGCGAACCAAGATCGCCAACCACTACGTACAGAACAGCAAACTCCAACACGGTCAGCAGGTTGAGTTCTGCGACTACTACAACACGTACGGCATGGGCATCTACGTAATCGAGGCTGACTTCGAAGAGAAGATGCCTCGCATCCGTGTAGAGAACCCGATGGGCGTCTACCCTGAGATCGACCTGTACGGTCGTATCAGGAGCTACGCCAAGGTTTGGCGCGAGGAAGCGATCCACCTAGCGGCCAAGTTCCCTCACCTGCTTCGCATCCTACAGTCCAACGAGACCGGTGGCCAGGAGACGATGGGATGGGCAGAGCGTGAGATCGAAGTCGTCAAGTATATCGACAACGATCAGATGATCATGTTCCTTCCTCAGCATAGCAACCAGGTCATCGAGATGATGCCGAACCCTATGGGCAAGGTGTACGTCTCAATCGCAAAGCGTCCAGGCTACGACCGCGAGGTTCGTGGAGCATTCGATGACGCGATCTGGGTTCAGCTAGCGAAGAGCCGGATGGCTCTTCTTGGACTAGAGGCGACAGAGAAGTCCGTCCGTGCTCCACTCGCAGTTCCTCGTGACGTTCAGAAGATGACGTTCGGAGACGATGCGATCATCCGCACCGACAATCCCGACAAGGTTCGTCGCGTTGCGCTAGACGTACCGCAGTACGCCTTCCAGGAAGGTCAGATGCTTGAGCAGGAGCTTCGTACGGGTACTCGTACTCCGGAGGCTCGCTCTGGAAACATGGATGCGTCTATCATCACCGGTCGTGGAGTCCAGGCTCTCATGGGTGGATTCAACACTGTAATCACTACCGGACAGAACGTGATCGCAATGGCGCTGCGCCACGCGCTAGCGCTGTGCTTCGAGATGGATGAGAAGCTGTGGCCCGGACTGAAGAAGACCGTCAAGGGAGTCGTCCAGGGTGTACCGTTCGAAGAGACCTACGTCCCTTCGAAGGACATTGATGGTGGCTACACCTCTGACGTTACTTACGGTTTTGCTGCTGGACAAGACCCGGCACGTGCGATCGTTGCACTGCTCCAGCTCCGTGGAGATCAGCTTGTCAGCCGAGACTTCGTCCAGCGTCAGCTTCCAATGGATCTTGACGTTGTCCAGCTCCAGGTCCAGATCGACAACGAGCAGATGACAGACGCTCTCAAGCAGGGCATGATGGCTTACGCTCAGAACGTACCAGCCATGGCTCTACAGGGCCAGGATCCAATGGACGGTCTGACAAAGATGGCTAAGCTCATCGAAGAGCGAGACAAGGGTACGTCGTTCCACGATGCAGTGCTCAAGGTGTTCAAGCCCAAGGAGGCCCCTGGTGGCCCTCAGAACCCTCTAGCAGCCCTCATGGGTGGAGGAGGCCAGGGCGGACCTGGTGGGCCGCCACAGGGCCAGCCAGCGCCTCCTGGAGGCAACACAGGAGTTCCTGGCGAGCAGCAGGGACGAGACCTACAGAGCCTACTATCAGGACTGACCAGTAGCGGTCAGCCTCAGATGAGTGCCAACGTAAGGAGGCAGTCCGCTGTATGACCGATTCGGTAACGACTCACGATTCATGGACTAAGCAGAGCGTCGCCCATAAGGGCGACCTTTGTTGGAACTGCAAGTCTGGTACGTATCTGGTGTACAGTTCAGACGCAACCCAAACTTCCCGGTGCGGTCAGTGCGGGGAACTAGAGCGGGATGCTCCCGCCAAGGTGGAGACACCGAAGACGAGGCCCGCTATCAAGCGGGCACCTGCCAAGCCTAAGGATAAGGTATGAGCGACGGAACTTGGTTCTGTGGAAACCATGGAGCCGACGGGGTCTTCGGATCTCTCAAGGGTCCTATGCTAGCCCCTCACCTACAGATGCCGATGGAGTCTAGTGCGATGGGCGATACCCGTCACATCGCATCCGCCGGTGGAACTCCACCGACTAGCACTATCATCGTCAGCACCGGCATGACCGGTCCGGGTGGACAGCTAGCGAACAAGTAATCGAGGAGAGCCGATGGATGAGTACGAGATCGATGAAAGTGTAAGCATCGCACGTAGGCACGACCGATGGTCTGTGCTCATCGTTGGCCTCAATGGTATAACGCAAGTTGCTACGGCTATGACGAACACCATGGAACAATTTACGGTCATGGCCGTACAACATGCTAATCAGGCGATTTACGATCGCAAGTTCAAGCAGATGACAGACAACCTAGCTCAATGGGAGAAGGAATGACGACACCGGTCTCTGGGCCTGGACAGTTCAGTCAGAGGACTGACAAGGCTGTGAGTGCTGCCAATAACTCACTCCCTAATGCACAGTACGGCGAGAACGCCGACTACCAGGATATCAAGTCTTCTGCGCCGATGGCCAACTCTGGTGCCATTGCCTCTTCTTTCAGCAATCTCTTCGGCAACCCAAGCGCCAACGTGGTTGGGCTTGGCGCTGACTCTCAGATGCCTGACGTTCCAGTAACGGATGGAGCGGCAGCGGGACCAGGCCAGGGGCCTGAAGCTCTAGCTGGCAACAAGTCTCAGAGTTCGCAGTACCTAGCAAGTTACCTGCCAGCCATTGAGTTCATTGCTAACCAGCCAGGCAGTTCGGACGCGGCACGAAACCTCGTGCGCGTAATCAAGTCTCAGCTTTAAGGGGTAGCCAATGAGTAAGTGGTGGGATGACGATGCTTCTGACGCGAGTCAGGGACTGTTCTCCGATCCGGCACTGGCGCTCCAGATTGCGACCATGCCGATCCAGATGATTACTCAGGATAAGGCCAATCAGCAGATCGATGAGCAGAATGCGCGTGAAGCACGTGGAGGATTCCTCAAGCAGACCATGAGCCTAATGGGTTCTGCTGGACACGCGCTCGACGGAGCGCTGTCCCATGTGCCAGGGTGGGGAGTCACCAAGGACGTAGGTAAGGTAGCTTGGTATCCAGTTGACAAGACTGCATCTGGTGCATACTGGCTCTACTCTAATGGCGTGAGCCAGCCTCTATCGACACTGTTCCTCATGACTGCAACTGGCCAGGGATCTGGTGTTAGTGGCAAGGATGCGACCAACTACTTCTCCGCGAGCGACTGGGCAAAGAGCTGGCACAAGGCCAACAACATCTCTCCTGCACAGGTAGTCTTTAACGCAGAGAACACCTATGCCGCAACTGGCAACAACTCTCTGTTCAGCAACACGCTTGGTTCTGGTGGCAAGAACCTCTCGCAGGCCGAGAAGGATCGTGTCACGCAGCAGGCCAGCAAGTTCATCAATGACACCGACTACTGGCGCAACAAGCAGGGTTGGAAGTACACCCTAGGCACTGGTTCGCTTGACTTCATGACTAGCCTTGGCATTGATCCTGCGTACGGCGGAATCAAGGTCGTCAGCGCTGGAACCAAGGGTCTTCGCTCTGTGCGTATCGCAACCGAGACTACCGAGAACGCCAAGGGCATCTCGGCGTTCAATCGTGTAACCGATGCGGCGACTAAGGGAATCCAGGCTGGACTCAGCAAGACTCCAGAGCAGGCCGCTGCTAGCGCCAACGTCAACAACTTCTTCAACTGGACTGAGGGTAAGTCCGCATGGGAGATTTCTCAGCACCCTATTTGGGGTGTTGGTCGTAGGAAGAACCCTGCTGCGGATCAGCTCTCTCAGGTCCTAGCGAACGCTGACAGCGTTGAGAAGCCCATGATCATGCGCTTCGCAATGGGTGATAACGGAGCAGCGTCTCAACTTGCAGTAAAGAACAAGGATCTGCTAGCACAGATCGGTCGCATGTCTGATAACCGCCAGCTTGTCGACTCTGTCAAGTACGACCCAGACCTGTTCACTCACTTCATGCAGGAAGAGCGCGCTGGGCGTGCGTCTCCCGGAGCGAATCCACAGGGTCCACCTATTGGTGGCGTGTCTCCTTCCACGCTCGGCAAGCGCCTGGTTGAGGCGCCGTACCCACGCCCTACTAGTCCTGGCCCACGTCAGTCTGGTTGGGATGCGCTGTACGGTGGACTCCAGAAGAAGGCTGACACTTACCGCAAGGTGGTCGGTGACATTCTCACCTCCGGTAACGGCGTACGCCCGATGGGCGGAGCTGCTGCTACCAGCTTCGCAGACATGCTCAGGTTCCAGGACTGGAAGGCGGGACAGCTAACTAGTCTCGATGCTCAGATCGGAACCATGCAGGCCAAGGGTGATCAGGTTTCCAATCTACTGGGTGGAGTAGTCAAGGACATCAACGACTTCTCTCCTGGTGAGGCTAACCTATTCGGAACCATGAAGAGCCTGTACCGCATGGGACCGCTTGGTCTAAGCAACACTGAGAAGGCTGCTGAACGCACCATCAAGGGTGCGAGCGTTGACCGTTACGGGCGCAAGGCTGATGGCGGATTCGTGGCGCGTACGATCCGTCAGGGTTACTACCAGGTTCCCCTTCGCATTGTTCAGTCGTTCGGGGATCGCCTACCCGAGACTCTAATCAACCACAACGATCCCGACTCTGCTGACCGTGTACTCGACATGCTCAAGCGCGTACCCGCGCTTGGTCAGAGTATGCGTGCAAGCATGGTCATGGCCTACAGTGCGGCACCGGACAAGATCGCCAAGTCTCAGGTTCTACACCAGATCCAGAGCGACGTCGTTGATCACATGTCTCAGAAGTACAACCTGAGCCATGACGCCTCCAAGGCTATCGATGACATGATTAAGACTGGTACTACCGGCGCCTACAATAAGCTGATGAATCGTGCGGCACCGAAGAGCCAGATGTTCTCTGCTGCAGAGAATACTGCTACTTCTCACAGGGCTGATATGATGCAGGATGGTGAGGGATGGATCGTATCTCCACTCGCCAAGACTCAGCTCGCCTATAGCGAGCCTCTGCTTGATGTCAAGGAGCTAGATAGGTTCATGTCTCGTCACTCCGGATTCCTTGGTTCCATCAAGGCTTCTGGTGGTAACATGCGTGACGCGGTTATGTCCGTGTCTGACAGTCTATCCAACGTCTGGAAGGCAACTACACTCCTACGTCCAGGCTACATGCTACGCGCTCCATCTGAGGAGATGGCAGCAAGTGCAGTGAAGTTCGGTCTGATGTCCAGCATTATGGATTCGGTGCACGGCGGTAAGAACTGGGCCCTCAATCGAGGGCAGCAGCTTCGAGCGGTGGCCGGTAAGGGAAGCTACACCTCTGCAATCGGAGGCACTACTTCTCGTATCAAGATCGTTGATCCATCCATGGAACAGCTATCCAAGGAACTCCTTGGAAAGACCTCTAGGATCAATGTGTCCAAGGCTTGGCCTGTTGTCATGGACCGCATCGACACTGAGCGCGAGGCGATGACCTCACTCCAGAAGCGCATCGACAAGATGGCCAAGGATCCAGATCACGACCCTGGAATCCTGGCCGGACTACGCGACGACCTACAGGATCACAAGGATGTTATTGATGAGCACACCGACTACGCTCACGAGCTTCTAAGGAATGCTACCGACGCCACCGGGCGTCGTATCGGAGAGGGAGAGATCGAGCACAGGGGAATCACTGTACCGCAGGCATTCTCCAGGGCTTGGGATAACCCGATCCCTCGTGATCAGATCAGCTCTGATGTTGCGATGCAGACTCTCTTCGCTCGCGGAGAGGCGATCGACACCGCACGTCTGATCAAGACCGGTAGCTGGAGTGCGGTCATGAAGGACGACCCCAACTACATGGAGTCTATGCTTGACGCACTCAACAAGCAGTACGGACAGGATGACCTGTTCAAGCTGGTAGCAGGAGATCGCAGCATGAAGACCGCAGCCGCATGGCTGCGTACCGACGCTGGACGACTGCACCTATCTCAGCTTGGTCCCGTGGGTCGAGACTCTGATAAGCTGCTGCTTGGCATCCGTGACACCCTTGAGCACTACACTGCTAGCAATCCTGTGCTCCTAGATAAGATCAGCAAGGGGGAGCAGGTCGGTGAAGCTGACGTACGTGCTGCAATCCAGCATGACGACCTTCCTCCCGTGCACGGTGAAGAGGTAAAGGGCCTGACCGCTAAGGGCAATACTGAGACGGCCGCAAGGGTAGTTGACGATCTGATCGAGAAGGGCTTCCGTCGTCTGGGAACCATTCCAACTGACATCATGTCTCGTCACCCAGTATACCTCCGTGCTCAGGAGTCTCGCATGAGGCAGCTCATTGACGAGGAGCTAAGCTACCAGAAGTCTATTGGTAAGCCTGGAGACAGCATCGACAGCAAGCAGCTCAATGCCATGCTCAAGAAGTCTGACGGACTCGCTCGCAAGGATATCAGCCAGATTGTGTATGACCCAACTAGGACTACTGCTACGCAGGCTCTTCGCTTCATCGCTCCGTTCCTATCGGCTCAGGTCGATGGCCTTGAGCGTTGGGGTGGCCTGATCGCAGAGAAGCCACAGTTCGTTAGTCGGGCTGCTAAGATCTACAACGCACCAGTCGCAGCCAACCTAGTGACCGACGGCCAGGGAAACCATGTTGACGAGAACGGGTATGTTACCGAGCGGGACGAAAATGGAAAGATCACTGGCAAGAAGTTCGTCGGTATCCAGGATCGCATGCTTCACCTAAAGGTTCCGTTCGGGACTAACGGACTGCCTAAGCAGTCCGGTTTCGAGATCCCGATCAAGATCCAGGCGCTCAACACGATTCTCCCAGGAGATCCGTGGTGGAACCCTGGAACTGGGCCTGTCGTGTCCATCGCAGCATCCAGTCTAGCCAAGAAGGACCCAGCGATGGGAGACTTCCTACAGTGGGCAAAGGTGCTGCCGTACGGACCGCAGGGGTTCATGGATTCGGTTACGCCCACGTACATCAAGAACGTATGGAACGCGTACCACCCAGACTCCGATAAGTTCCAGCAGACCATGCTAGCCGAATATCAGCGTCAGGTAGCGGACCATGCCAACGGTGGTCCGCCTCCGAATATGGACAAGGCGGAGAAGAACGCTAAGAAGTTCATGTACATAAAGGCACTCACTTCTTGGGTGAGTCCTGCTCAGACTAGTACGACTCCACTGACCGGTACTCCATACCAGTTCTATGTGGACCAGTACAAGAAGATGCAGCAGGTTGACCCCAAGAACGCAGATGCCAACTTCCTACAGCGTTATGGATCTGACTACTTTATCTTCACGACTAGCCTAAGCAAGTCCATCGGTATCGCACCCACCATCTCTGCACTGAACACCGCCAAGGAGTATAAGGGTCTGATCGCACACGATCCAGACCTGGCGTCGTTCATCGTAGGAGACACGTACAATCAGGGTGACTTCTCAAGCTCCGCCTACGCGGCAGAGAAGGGGATGACTATCGGAGGACAGAAGGTGCGTTCCAGTGTGTCAGTCCAGGATGCAGTGACAGACGCACAGCGTAGGCTAGGCTGGGCTCAGTACAAAAAGGTCATGAACAACCTTGATGCATCTCTGATCAGGTCCGGATTCCACTCGTATACTCAAAGTGGTGCAGAGCTGTTCCTCGCTCAGAAGCAGAACACTCAGCAGGTTCTAGGCCAGGCGTATCCCGCTTGGTACCAGGACTTTAGCACCACAGACGTGAGTGCCGTACCTCGTCGCATCGAGGCGTTCCAGCAGCTAGTTCAGGATCCTCGCCTCAAGAACGATCCCATGAGGCAGGACATTCCATCCCTCACTCAGTATCTAGCCATGAGGCAGATCATGAAGGTGGCACTCGCAGAGCGAGGCGCCAGCAAGCTAACCTTTGGAGTCAATGGAGATCCAGAGGGTGAGAACATCGACCTGGCTCAGTTCTGGCGTAGCTTCCAAACGGGTCTAGTTGCTAGCAACACCAAGTTCGCTGACGTGTACAACAGGTACCTATCAAACGATGACCTACAGTAATAGGAGGGGCAGTGTCCACACCGCTACCACCAGGGCAGTCCGCTGCCCCTCTACCAAAGGGAAGCTCCGGAGATCCTGTAGTCGATGCTCTGATCGCACAGAATAAGGCTATGATGGGCGCTATCTCCGGTGCCAACGCTGGTAAGATCAACGACAACAGCATCATCCATCTACCAGGCTTCAGTAGTCCTACCATGTCATATTCGCCAACTATGGCATATAGCCAGGCCCGGCTTCTGCCGGTCCAGTGGATGGAGTCTGATCCTTCCAAACTCAAGCAGCTAGTCAACACCGGTATCCTAAACAAGGTACCAGGCTTCAATCCAGGTATGGGAATGCCCGAGATAATCTCGGCGTGGGATGAGCTTGTCAAGGCTTCGTACGAGGTTAACCAGTCGAACGGCAAGACCAAGAACTACACTCCTTGGGACATTCTCAACACGTACTCCAACCCGAAGAGTGGTTACGGAACAGTAAAAGATGGTGACTGGCTGTATGATTCGACTACTGGAGAAAAGGTCAAGTATGTCGGACCCAAGTCCAAGACGACCACGAACCGGGACGTCAACCTGTCTAGCGCTGAGGACGTCAAGGCGCTGACCACTAGCGTCCTCACACAGGCCCTAGGAAGGGCTCCCACGGCTGCGGAGGTGGCTCAGTACAAGTCCACCATCAACGCCCAGGAGAACGCCAACCCAGCTCTCACGACCACTACTCAGACGTTCGACGATCAGGGTAACGCTGTCTCGCAGAGCAGTAAGGAGACGGGCGGCTTCGACGCCTCGGCTCAGCAGCAGCTAGTGCAGGACCAGGCTGCCAAGAGTCCCGAGTTCGCAAAGTACCAGAGCGGTACTACGTATTGGAATGCTATGATGCAGATGCTATCCGGAGGATGAAATGACCGTGAGCGGTGACGACCTGGCCAACTACATGAAGCAGTTCGTAGGCACGCCCTACGTTTGGGGAGGTACCGACCCTTCCGGGTTTGACTGCTCTGGTCTAATGCAGTATTCGTTCGGCAAGTTCGGCATCAAGATTCCACGAGTAACTTACGATCAGATCGGCCAGGGGCAGGCTGTGAACATGAAGGGTCTCCGAGCTGGAGACCTGGTGTTCTTCGATACTGACCCTGGCACTAAGGGACCCGACCATGTAGGTATGTACATCGGTGGCGGGAAGATGATCGATTCACCTAGACCGGGCAAGAACGTCGAGATCGTAGACATGACTAAGGGGTACTATGCAGACAGGTTCATGGGTGGACGACGAATCGCTGGAGTTACCAATGCGGGTGCCAGCAGTTCCGATTTCGCCACGCAAGCAGACGACGTCAAGCTCTCGCCAGAAGAGCAAGCAGCCAACTACGGATGGTCGGTAGCATTCCTTGAACACAACCCCGAGCTTAAGGATAAGTTCGATCAGGCCGTTAAGAACTCGTGGACGGCTGACAAGTTCCAGGCCGAGATACGAGACACCAATTGGTGGAAGACGACGAGCGACACAGCTCGCCAGGTTCAGCAGCTAAAGGCTACTGATCCAGCCACGTACAACGCGAACCTATCAGCAGCTACCCTACAGGTTCAGAAGCTTGCTAGCGAGGTAGGAGCCGCGCTGCCTGTAGGGCAGCTCGGTAAGATCGCACAGAACGTAGTGAACGCAGGTCTGGATGAGGACGGTATCCGCAACATCCTTGGCGGCTACGTCAACTTCACAAAGAACGGAACCATGACGGGTGAAGCTGGCATGCACCAGTACACCATGAAGCAGTACGCTGCTTCTATGGGTGTGTCCATCTCTGATCAGGCTCTCAAGAATCAGGCTGCCCTGGTAGTCCGCAAGATGGCTACCACTCAGGACTTCGAGTCCCAGCTACGGGATCAGGCGAAGAGTGCGTATCCCGCATTCTCGTCTCAGATCAATGGTGGACAGACTATGATGGACATTGCGACTCCGTACATGCAGACCATGTCGCAAGAGCTTGGAGTTCCCAGCACGTCTATCACGCTGCAAGATCCTCTGATCAAGAGTGCACTGAACGGTCTCGACCAGAATGGCAAGCCAGCGGGCAAGACTCTGCTAGACTTTACTAGTCAGCTACGCAACGATCCTAGGTGGGGCAAGACCAGCGACGCACAGGATCAGGTAATGTCTGTAGGGCACACCGTCCTACAGTCGATGGGACTGGTGACTTGATGGCTCTAACGTTCGAACAGTTCAAGGCGGGAATCCGTCAGGTAGAGTCTGGTGGCAACTACTCGGTAGTAAACAGCGTCGGTGCAGTCGGTGCCTACCAGGTTATGAAGTCAAACATTCCGAGCTGGACCAAGCAGGCTCTCGGATACTCTATGACTTGGCAGCAGTTCAGGGATAGTCCTGCCGCTCAGGACAAGGTTGCAGACAAGATCCTCGGTGGATTCTTCAACAAGTACGGTGCAGAAGGCGCTGCATCCATGTGGTTCTCGGGTCAGCCGAACCCTAACTCTTCCGCCTCCGATGGAGGCAACACGGTACGGCAGTATGTTGACAAGGTGATGTCAGCCTCAGGCGGACAGCCTTCTACCGGAGGATCGACAAGTACAGGGACCAACACACAGAAGGCTACGTCGATGACACCAGCAGAGACCGCAGAGTCGTACGGGTACGTACAAGGTCTCTTTAACTCCAGTCCGGAGCTGAAGGGACTCTTCGACAAGGCTGTGAAGGGTCAGTGGACCGCTCAGAAGTTTCAGGCCAGTCTCCGAGACACAACGTGGTTCAAGACACACAGCCAGTCCGAACGAGATTTCCTCACTCTACAGTTTGGTGATCCTGCTACCGCTTCTGCTAAGTATAAGCAAGCTGTTACTCAGGCGTGGCAAGCAGCGGCGACCATGGGCATCAAGGTCTCTACCGCGATGAACTCAAAGATCAGCGCAGCCGCTTACAACATAGTGGCCAAGGGTTGGTCTAGCGATGACCTCAAGAACTACCTAGGCCAGTACGTTCAGTTCAGCCCGACCAACCATCCTGGTGGACAGGCTGGTCAGGACATCGATACGCTACAGCAGTATAGCTACAACATGGGGATTAAGAACTCTGACTCGTGGTACCAGACACAGCTGAGAAATATCGAACGTGGAACGTCTAGCGTCGAGGATGCGCAGAACGCTATTCGAAAGCAGGCGGAGTCCATGTTCCCAACCTGGACTAAGCAGCTCGAAGCGGGTCAGACTGTGTCTGACCTAGCATCTCCTTACATGCAGAGCATGTCTCAGATCCTAGAGGTAGCTCCAGGAAGTATCAACGTGTTTGATCCTACCATCAAGAAGGCGCTACAGTTCAAGGATCCCAAGACTGGGCAGACTTCTGCTCAGCCTATCTGGGACTTCGAGAACACTCTTCGAGAAGATCCACGTTGGAAGCAAACCAAGAACGCGCAGGACAGTGTAATGCAGAACGCACACCAGGTACTATCTGACTTCGGACTAGCCTACTAAGGTGAAACATGGCAACCATCAATCCAGGTAACATCACAACGCCTATCGGGCCAGCCGTAACGGTAGACACTAACCTTACCGATGCACTGACAGGTGCCGATCGCGACGCTTACGTAGCGCTTACCAACGTGTTCGACTCGTACGGACTCGGTACGCTAGCACCAAAGATCTTCGACTACATCAAGAACGGTTACAGCGCTGACACGATCAGCATCCTGCTACAGAACACAGACGAGTACAAGCAGAGGTTCTCTGGAAACGAAGCGAGGAAGAGTGCAGGGCTTCCTGTTCTCTCTCCGTCTGAGTATCTAGCCACAGAGGCTAGCTACCGTCAGGTCATGGAGAGCGCCGGACTCCCGTCCGGCTTCTACGATCAGCCAAGCGACTTCACCACATGGATTGGAAAGAATGTTAGCCCTACCGAAATTCAGTCGCGTGTCGATCTGGCTACGCAGGCTACGACGCTCTCTAATCCTTCGTACCGCCAGGCTCTTAATCAGATGGGCATTAGCGATAGTCAGCTTACTTCGTACTTCCTAGATCCGACACGAGCGCTGCCGTCGCTCCAGAAGAGCGCGGCTACTGCAGCGATCGGAGCAGAGGCCCTACAGCAGGGTCTAACGTTCGATACCCAGTACGCAGATCAGCTTGCCACGAGTGGAATCACTCAGGCTACGGCTCAGCAGGGATACGCTCAGATCGCAGACACTCTAGGCAAGTACCAGAGTCTAGCTGACATCTATGGAGGAAGTTACTCCCAGCGTACGGCTGAAAACGCAGCGTTCCTAGGTGACGCTCAGGCCGTTCAGCAGCAGAGGAATCTATCACAGCGAGAGCAGGCTAACTTTAGCGGTGCTACCGGCACCGCGCAGCTAGGTCTAGCAAACAGCACTCAGGCACAGTGACGCGGTGGGCTTGACATACATCAAGCCTTACCGTAATATAGTTCTTGAACAGTCATACCCACGCGAGGTTGGTCACCCGCTGGGAGCAAGACTTGCTATGGTGTAATGGTAGCCCACCCGCTTTGGGAGCGGGGAGCCCCAGTTCGATTCTGGGTAGCTTGACCACTTTGAGAGAGGCTTAGGCGAAGTCGCCAGCCTTAAACGACAGTCATTGCGTCTCTCACATGCCCCACTGATGTAGTGGTAACATACCAGTCTTCCAAACTGGGCTCGCCGGTTCGAACCCGGCGTGGGGCTCTGCGCGGTGATGAAACAGGGATCATGCCAGGCTCATATCCTGGTCTTGCGGGTTCGAATCCCGTCTGCGCCACCACGTATCCCTGACCCAAAGCGGGCGACTGGCCTCCAAAACCAGTTACGTGTGGGGGCGGAACCTACCAGGGGTGCCAGCTTGTCTCAGCATAGCTGAGAACACAAAGGGTCAGCTTCGTCTGACCCGCAATGCCTGATCGTCTAATCGGTAGGACACCTGGCCCTGGACCAGGGGGATGAGGTTCGAATCCTTGTCGGGCAGCGAGAGCGGAGAAACCGGGTGCAATTCCCGGTCTCGGGACCACGTCTCGGGTAGGGGAAGCCAGCAATCCGCCGCTCGTGGAAATGGAAGGTAGCGCGGAACGGTCCGCAAGCGGTCTAGAAAGCCGTGCCGGGTGCAAGCCCGAGGGTTCGATTCCTTTACTTTCCGCTTTGGATTGATTGAGGCTGGGTCTCAAGAGGTTTGCTAAACCTCCTCACTCGCAAGGGTGCTGGTTCGATTCCAGGTCTCTCCGCTGGTTGAGTGCTGGGACACACGGGAGGCTGTAACCCTCTCTCCTTCGGGATAGCAGAGTTCGATTCTCTGGCGACCAACCACCCGATCTGCTATGATGGTTCATAGCGGCGGCTGCAAACCGCCGCGTCTGAGTTCGATTCTCAGGTGGATCTCTTATGGGCTGTTAGTGTCAACGGTAGCACGACTGTTTTGCACGCAGTTAGCGAGAGTTCGAATCTCTCACGGTCCACTGGGAAGTAGTATAACGGTACATTACCCCCGCCTGATACGCGGGAAAACAGGGTTCAACTCCCTGCTTCCCTACCACGTAAGACATGCCTTCGTAGCTCAAAGGATGAGCAACACCTTGTCACGGTGAAGGGTGAGGGTTCGAGTCCCTTCGTAGGCGCTGGAGTGAGGATTAAGCATCCTCTTAAGATCGAGCATTGCGCTTGGCGCTCCAACATGGTCCCTTGGCCCAACATGGTAGAGGCAATAGGTTTAGGCCCTATACGGTGTCGGTTCGAATCCGACAGGGACTACTTGAAGTACATGGTCCGGTCGTCTACTGGCTGTGGATACTCGGTTCTCACCCGAGAGGTCAGGGTTCAATCCCCTGCCGGACTACGCTAGCCCTCCTAGCTCAATGGTAGAGCACACGGTTGAAGCCCGTGAGACTGAGGTTCGATTCCTTGGGTCGGCACACTTGCGTTAGCTTAAAGGTAAAGCACCTCGCTGTGACCGAGGGGAAACGGGATCGTTACCCGTACGCATGACCACTTGGGTCTGTAAGGTTTCGATCGGAGGGAAAGCCGCACGCGGAACCCTTCGGGACGCGGGTTCGATTCCCGCCAGATCCACACGACATGCGTACGGCGGCGCATGGCTTAAGCTCGGTTCGTTCAACGGACAGGACAGGTGGCTACGAACCACCAGATAGGGGTTCGATTCCCTTACCGAGTACGCTCCGGTCGCACAGTCTGGTAGTGCATGGGACTCTTAATCCCCGAGAACGTCGGTTCGAATCCGACCCGGAACACGCCCTGCTAGCTCAACGGTTTAGAGTACCTGTTTAGTAATCAGGAGACGTGGGTTCGATTCCTACGCGGGGCTCCACAGTGAGAAGCACGGCCGTTGGGCGGCCGTGTTCTGACCGACAACGCCTTGAGTTGCGTCTCACTCATTCTCGAATAGGACAAAGGTAGTCCGGGTGGCTGTTAACCATCACATCTAGGTTCGATTCCTGGTTCGAGAGCTGCGCTACTAAAGGATAGGTCTGAGCCTCCTAAGCCTAGATCGAGGGTTCGAATCCCTCTAGCGCTACGCTCCCTTCGTCTAATGGAAGGGCCGCTGTCCTACAAACAGCAGATGGCAGTTCGATTCTGTCAGGGAGCACTCGTAACGTCAGACCGGCAGACGTTGCTGTATCCAAGTCCGGTATCATCGAGACGAGCTTGACCCGCATCCCCCTAGGTGCGGGTTATTGGCGTTTCATCCAACTAAGAATCTAGGAGTTCGCGTGACTAATTGGGGATTTGACGACAGCCAGACTGGCGACCAGGGCAACAACAACTTCGATACGCCCGGTGGGCTTCGACAGTTTGCGGAGAAGACTCAGCAGGAGAACAAGGCTCTCAAGGATCAGCTAGCAGAGATTCAGAGGACCCTCCAGGTTCAGAGTGTTCAGTCTGTATTCAATGATCTAGGCGTTCCAGGTGCAGCAGCGCTGTACCAGGGAGATGCCGATCCAGCGAAGATCAAGTCGTGGGTCGACGACCAGCGCAAGATCTTCGGTGGCAACACTCAGGGGACGCCAGATACGACCCCACCAGTTGACGTACGACCAGCAGAGTCTCTTCCTCCGATGCTCCAGCAGCAGATGGAGGCGTTCAACCAGGCGGGCCAGCAGGGCTCGCCACTTGGAACGGTTGAGCAGGCTCATGCGAACGTCAACGATGCCACTGATCTACAGGGACTTATCAATGCGATGAACTTCGGACGATAAAGACAAGAAAGTCTTGTCGCAGTCCGCTAGCAACTTCGTTGCGTAGCTAAGCCCTCTCCTAGTGAGGACTAGGTATGGCTAACGCCTTTACACCCGTCCTTTCGAAGACTAGTTAACACTTCCCGAAAGGACGTGAGACCAAGGAGTGAAACGCTGCAATAGGTGCGGCATCGAGAAGCCCGTGGAAGGCTTCTATCGGAATAGTAGATCCAGCGATGGACTACAGGGCTACTGTAAGCAGTGTGATAAAATCAGGCGTGAAACACCTGAACGCATGGAAGCTAAAAAACATAGCGCATGGTTGGGCCAGCTTAAAAAGTATGGCATAACCGAATCCGAATACAATCAGATGTTCTCTGACCAGATGGGACTTTGTCGTATCTGTCAGAAGCCAGAAGTTGACATCAGGCTAGCAGTTGATCACGATCACGAGACCGGCAAGGTCCGTGGACTGCTGTGCAAGAGATGCAATATGGCTATTGGTCTGCTTGACGATGACCCACAGATCGTGACTAGCGCAGCCCTATACCTCCGAGGCAACAAATAGCTAACGCCTTTACCGGTACCGCTGCAATGTCGAACCTCGTCCAGACCGCCTATGACAGGGCGCTGGAGTTCGCACTGCGTGCGCAGCCGACTTTCCGTAACATCGTAGACAAGAAGCCAGTGGCCCAGGCAATGCCTGGATCTAGCGTTGTCTTCGAGCTTTACCAGGATCTAGCACAGCAGATCACTCCGCTCAACGAGCTGGTTGATCCCGATGCCGTGGCTGCTGGACAGCCGACCACCGTTACGGTTACTCTGAACGAGTACGGTAACGCGATCCTCGTGTCTAACAAGCTTGATCTGTTCAGCTTCACCGACGTGACCGCAGGTCTCGTCAACCAGGTGGCGTGGAACCTGATCGACTCTATCGACCTTATCGTACAGAACGTTCTACAGGCAGGAACTCAGGTCATCCGTCAGAACGGTGACCCAGCTACTGTCAACCCAACGTACAACGGTGGTACCACTGCTGGTGTAACGACTGCTTCTATCTACAGTTCCAAGGCTATCCGCCTTGCAGTAGCAAAGCTTCGCTTCCAGAAGGTCCACCCTAACAAGGGTTCGTACTACACCACGTACATCTCTCCCGAGGTCTCCATGGATCTCCGTGCCGAGACTGGTAACGCAGCTTGGCGTCCACCGCACGAGTACTCTTCTGCCGGTAACATCTGGGCAGGAGAGATCGGTGAGTACGAGGGTTCTGTATTCATCGAGACCCCTCGCGTGAACTACGCACTGACCGGTGCTGGTGCTGCGGTTAACGTCTTCCAGACCTACACCGTAGGTCAGCAGGCGCTAGCCGAGGCTGTTGCCGAGGAGTTCCACACCGTTCGTGGACCAGTTGTAGATAAGCTTACCCGCTTCCAGCCTCTTGGTTGGTACGGCGTAGCAGGATGGTCTCTGTACCGTCCCGAGTCTCTGATCCGCACCGAGACTACTGCTTCCATCCACACCACTGGAGCGTAATTGATAGAGGGGGCCTACGGGCCCCCTCTTTCTGATAGGAGAACAAATGTCTGGTCTCGATAACACGAGCTACACCGTACGTACAGTCACTGGAACCACTGCTACGGCAACCGCCCAGGACTCTGTCATCATCTTTACCAACGCAGCAACCAAGACGCTGACCCTTCCTCCGGTCGCGACTACTCAGCCGGGTCGAGAGTATTACGTCATCTGCAATAACACCGGCGTTCTTACCATCGATGCAAACGCTGCCGAGCTAATCAACGGAGCTGCTACGTTCGCAGTAGTAGCTGGAACCGCTGGTGGTTCTACCGGTCGTGCAGGAGTCGTGTCTGACGGAACTCAGTGGTTCACCACTTACTCTCAGTGAGTGATGCGGTATGAGTGGAAGCGACAACACTTCTTATACCGTAAGAACGGATAGCACTGGCGGTGCTATCCACACACCGTGGCGAGATACCGACTCGGTAATCATCTACAACTCAAACGGATTTGCGTTCCTCGATCTGCCGAAGGCTTCTACCGTCCCCGGGCGTGTAGTAACTGCAAGGCCGATCGGTTCCGGTTCGTACATCTTCTTTCCGTTTGCAGGTGACTCTGTGAACGGCAACGCCAACCTAGACGTAATGTCTGGTGGTGTCGCTGCAATCGTTAGCGATGGAGTCAATAGCTGGTTCACCTTGTACTCTCGCAACACACAAGTAGACCCATAACAACTGGAGCCTCCCTATGGCAAACTGGATCTTTACGACTCCTACTGTCAGGGAGGCTCCGTTTGCATGGAACCCACTGATGGAACGCTACTCTATGAACCGAGCTATCTCGATCGTAGAAGTTAGTCCTGGAGTGTACGAGCAAGTACGCTACGACGCGTACACCAATGAGCTTGGTGCAGTAAACCTGCCCAAGGTACCTACCGATCCGTACCCCGAGCCTTCGCTCGGGCTTCACTATTTCCGTGGTGGATACGAGTGGATCGTAGATGACGCAACCAAGGCGGCGCTTATCGCCGCCAACGTGGGTGTAGACAACACCAATTTCACCCCGGCATGACGAAGGAGAACTCATGGCTGCAAAGCCTAACAAGAAGGCTCCACTCGGTCAGGGTGGAAGGTTCGCTGCCGTAGCCAAGGCTGCTGGTGGCGGAAAGAAGGGTGCAGCTATCGCTGCCTCTGCCGGAAGGAAGAAGTACGGCAATGCCAAGATGACCAAGATGGCTGCCAAGGGAAAGAAGAAGTAATGACTCAGTACGATCCGGCGATCGAGCCTTGCGATCCGAACTACCAGCCGTACCTTGACATGCTCAAGTACGGCCAGTCCGTCATCGAGGGCCCAGGTGGAACTACCACCCACATCGAGAACAACGAGAAGGGCATCCTAGAGACCAACCTCTTCGGTGTCATCGCACTGCACCAGCAGGCAGACCTGTCCTCCGCCCATGACGCTGAGCGTCAGGGCGTGTATCGAACAAACAGCGTGGGCGACAATGACTAAGAGGAAGAACAACTGCTCTTCCGGTTGTCTCACCAAGGACCACAAGTCTTGGGGCGATTGTGTTCGAGCCAAGAGAGTCAACCTAGATCCCGAACTAGCTGACACCCAAGCCCGTAAGGCTTGGGACAGAGAGCTTGAGGATTTCAGGGACGCTAAGTCCCAGGGCATCAACCCACGTGGAACAACTCGTGCGAAGATCGATGAAGCAGTACGAATCAGCAACGAGACTGGAGTAGCGTATGGCTGAGCAGGTAGTTAGGATCGAAGGGGTAGCGCCCACCCTTGGGTCTATTCCCGTAACCATTACAAGCACCACTCCATCAACCGCTCCAGCCTCATCCTCCATTCTGGCCGGTAGTGTTATCGATGATAGTGCTATTATCACCATCCCAGCCAATCGAGCCTGGTATGGATGGGTCTCACTTACGGCTTCCCTCGCTGGAGCAAGTCAGACTTCCACGGTATCAGTGAACACTACGGGTACTGGAGTGATCCCAGCGGACACTGTAAGTCTACTTGCCCTCACTCTAGCAACCGGTACGACTAACGACGGAATCGCGCTAGATATGCGAACCCCCTACATCTACGTATACGCGGGCTCCACTGCCGCAACCCTAGATGTATCAATCGACGGAGCAGCTACCAACACTGCTACGGCGTACGGCTTTCTACTGTAAGGAGTGACTGTGGCAGTCACCTTCAAGGACGTTGTGTCCCGAGTGGAGCAGCAGCTACTTGGTTACACCAAGGACCAGGCTTCTGTATCACAGCTCGTGCAGCCCATGACTGCCACGGACACTACGTTCTCTATCGATCCAGAGACTGTGCGCAACATCTCTCGGGGCCTGATCCAGATCGGCGACGAGATGATCCTCGTAAAGAAGTACGACGTAACGTCCGGCATTGTTACCGTTATGGGTGGACTGAATGGACGTGGCGTACTCAGCACCGTACCGGCTTCTCACTCCGTTGACGATCTCGTCACAGACGATCCTCGGTTCCCGAGGGCTCGCGTCAAGGAAGCTATCAACGACACTATCATCGGTACGTATCCAGACCTATGGGTGTTCGGCGAGTACGAGTTCCCCAAGATCGCAGCACGTTACGAGTACCCTATCCCCGCTGCCGCGGAGGACGTATACAAGGTTACCGCCAACACTATCGGTCCATCAGCAGTGTGGTTCCCCGTAACTAACTGGCGTTTCAACCCCGTAGCATCTACGGGAACTCAGGTAAAGCCAACGCCTACGCCTACAGGCAAGAGCGTTCAGATCTACAACTACATCACCCCTGGACGAAACATCAGGGTGAGCTACACCACCGCTCCGACGCTACTATCTGCCGACGCCGACCTGTTCTCTTCTACGGGATACCCAGATCGTTATGTAGATATGATCACGTATGGAGCTTGCTACAGACTTCTTCCTGCGTACGAGGCGGGACGACTACAGCAGCAGAACATCGAAGCGACTGAGCGAGCACCGCTCGTACCTACTTCCGCTGCATCGGACACGGTCAAGTTCTTCTTCTCGCTATACGACAAGCGTCTGACCGAAGAGCGCGACAGGCTACAGCGTCTATTCGATAGCTACCAGAGCTTCAACTCGTAAGGATTACAATGACCGTAAGGTTCTATTCCAGTATCGCGCAGCAGACTACACTGACCGGTACTTACTCTCCGTCAGCTACCGTAATTGCAGTGGCGGGAACCACGGGGTTCCCGTCCTCTACTCCATACACCCTATCGCTAGACTATGGAGCACCGAACGAGGAGCTAGTTGAAGTTACTGGTGTAGCAGGTCTATCACTGACCGTCACCCGAGCAATCGACGGAACGTCTGCGACTACTCACAACGCAGGTGCTATCGTTCGACACGTCTCGTCCGCTCGTGACTTCGCAGACTCTCGTGCACACGAGAACGCATCTCAGAACGTACATGGAATCCAGGTTGGTAGCTCTGTCGTCGGCACCACAGACACTCAGACTCTGAGCAACAAGACTCTAACTACGCCTACCATCACCGGTAGTGTAAACCTGGTTAGCCCTAACATCACAGGAACCGTGACCGGTTCCGCTACGTACAACACTCCTACGCTTACGGGTCCAGTTCCAGTCAATGGAGCGCTAGACATTACCGGAACCGTAGCAGCGTCCAACCAGCTCGACGTTACCGGAGCGGCAAGCCAGTCCGGTTCCCTGCAGCGTTGGCTCTCCAACGGTGGTACTCAGCTAGCGAACGTTGACGGCACCGGCAAGTTCTTCCTAAGCCGAACCGCAGTCATCAGTACAAACGGAGCGGCGGCAGTGCCGCTCCTGGTACAGGGTGCAGCAAGCCAGTCGGTAGACCTTCTACGCGTACAGGACAGCGCCTCGGTCAACCAGGTTACCGTAGGCAGCACGGGCCAGTTCAGCTCCCTTAAGGGAACTCTGCTGGTAGGAGATCCATCTCCAGGTACTGGTGGCGTAACCATGAAGGCCGGACCATCGGCCACTAGGGTAGCAGAGTTCCAGAACGCTGCTGGTACGGCACAGGTTACTATCGACAACGTCGGACTTCTGACTACGCAGAACATCACCATCCTAGGCGAGCCTGCATGGACAGTGTTCACGCCTCTGTGGACCTCGTCTGGTACTGCACCGGCCATCGGCAACGGATCGCTTACAGGAGGATTTAGGCAGCACGGACGCACCATCACGGTGCGTTGGTTCTGGCAGGCAGGTTCTACTACTACGTTCGGAACTGGTAGCTGGTTCTTTAGCTTCCCCTCCGGTAAGCCTCACATCTCAACTGGAACTAACCAGGCAGGTACGGGACCTGCGTTTGGATCCAGGTCTACGTTCCGAAATGGAACCGCTCAGGCGGATCCTACCGACTTCACTCGCATCCGAATCTCTGACGCCGTAGTCGGAACCCTTTGGGGAACTACGGTTCCGGCAACGTGGGTGTCTGGTGACTACATCAACGTTACAATGACGTACGAGACCGACAACAGTATCTAAGGACTAATATGGCAGACATCGTCCACAGGATTCCGTGGCAGCTATCTAACTTCTCCGACACCGGAGCTGGTGGACAGTATGCCCTACAGGATGTTCTGTACGACTACGCAGTAGGAGGCATCCCGTTCCTGTCTGCCACCAGGGATCAGTGGCCTTACACCGAAGGAATGGCACCGATCAAGAAGGACCAGTTCGATACGTTCGCCGAACCTGGTGAGCAGTCCCTGCAAGGCTGGTGGCTACGATCTCAGTCCGACTTCGCAGATGGAGCGGGTGTCCTGTACCAGGACCCCGACTCCACCAACCCGTACATCAGGCAGCACAACCTACGGTTCAACACTAGTCTAGGTATCGACTCTTGGAGCCCTGGTAACCTAAAGCTTCTACGAAATAGCAGCACTAAGGTATCCAACGCAGCAGCGGCTCCGACTCAGGTTCGAGGTTTCGTAGATGGCACTGGAGTCGATGCCTTCTGGTATATGACTGGAACCAGTCTACAGAAGGTGACCGATGCTGCGACCAGCACGGTCACTACTAGTGGTGGAACGAACCGCTGGATTACGTCGTCCGGTACTACGTACTGGCTCGCTAAGAGCGATGGACTCTGGACCGGAGTGGATGGAGGAGCGGCTGTCAACACGTTCGCAAACCCTCTAGACATGGTCGAGTTCATCAAGGGTCGACTAGTTGCGACCTCTGGCCCGAGCGTGTACATCATTACAGGTGCAACTCTACCAACCGCGACTTACACCCACCCGAACGCGAACTTCCGATGGACCTCGATCTCCGAGGGTCCGAACTCTATCTACCTAGCTGGCAACGACAGCACGACCGGATACGTCTTCAAGCTACAGATCGACGGAAGCACAGCACCTCCAACGCTAGGCGCTCCAGAGGTAACTGCTACCATGCCAGCCGGTGAGCGTATCAACACGATCTACACGTACATCGGTACGTTCATGGGCATCGCAACCACCAAGGGATTCCGAGCAGCTCAGATCGATACCAACGGTGACGTTGGATACGGTCCGCTTCTATTCACTGTAACCAACGGATGCTCTGGGATCGTCGGGTTCGACCACTACATGTGGATCGGATCTACCGACTCTCACGATGGATCGTCCGGACTGTATCGCATCGATCTCGGTGAGGTGGTACAGACGGGAACCACCGACAACCCACTCAGGTTCGCTTACTCAAGGGACGTATACTCCAACGGAAACTCTGGAGCAATCACGTCGGTGACGATGTTCGGCAGCTCCGACCGCAAGGTGTACAACATAGTCGGTACCGGTGCAATCCTTGAGTCTGCTACCACTCTAGTACCAGAGGGATACATCTTCACGGGACGTATCCGCTTCAATACCGAGGAACCCAAGCTCTTCAAGTTCTTCTCCATCCGCACCCCACCTCTACTGGGAGACCTCGTGGTCTCCCTGATTCCAGAAGGCGGAGGAGAGATTCCTTATGTAACTTATGGTCCGGCATTCGCCCCAGGCCAAGGCGATATTGCTACCCCCCAGCCTCCTGGTCCACAGAACTGGATCGAACTCAAGTTCATCCTCAGGAGGAGTCCGACTGATGTGACCGCAGGAGCGGTCATGAATGGCTGGCAGGTCAAGGCTCTGCCAGGTTCCATCCGCCAGCGCATTATCCAGCACACGTTCCTTCTCTTCGACGATGAGACGGACAAGGGTGGACAGCGCAACGGCTACGATGGATATGCGCTCGATCGACTGAACGCGTTCAGAGAGGTCGCTCGCAAGGGGGACGTAGTGCTCTTCCAGGAACTGCAAGACAACACCAGTACGCTGGTCGTAGTCGATGACTGGAAGTTTACGCAGCTATCGCCACCGGGAGCAGATCGTGCCTCCCTTGGTGGTTATCTCACCGCCACTCTCCGCACCGTTGCGGAGACTGCATAACCAAGGGGAGAGGGTTATGGATTCGACAACTCTTACTACCGTCATCACAACTATCACTGGTGTCGTAGGTGGAATGTACGGTGGAGTCAGGTACGGCAAGCAGTCTGCTCTAATGGACGCCGCCAACTCCTCCACCGTAGCTACCAACACCGTTGACATGCTACAGGCACAGGTTCAACACCTCGAAGAGGTTAAGGACGAGCAGCATGAAGTCATCGTGGATCTAACGGCAAGGGTAAACCTGCTAGAAGACATGGTCACTCAACGAGCAGCAGTGTCCGAAGTGCACGATGACATCAAGGCAGCTCGGGTTGTCATTGACAAGATCGCAGAGAAGGTCGGAGCATGAAGCCGACCTGGTACGATCGACGTATCTACGCTCCAGTATCGGAGCGAGAGCACGCTGCTGTGAGATACGTTCAACGTGTACTGCACTGCGCCGAGACCGGTGAACTCGACAACGAGACGGTCTCTCACATCCGTGGGTTCCAGGCCCTTTTTGGCCTACCTACAACCGGCATCGTAGACGATGCCACAGCCCAACAGATCAACAATGTATGGCCAGAAGGAGTCTAATGAACAGCAAGGTTCTAGATATCACCGAGCGTACCGCAGCGACGTTTGCGTTTGCGTTCCTGTCCGCTTTCAGCTTCTCTGATCTCAGCACCGCACGCGATGCTGCTATCGCAGGAGCCGCAGCAGCGGCATCTGTAGTCAAGGGACTACTAAAGAACTACCTAGGAGTTAAGGGCGACGAGCCAACTCCAGGAGCGTAACACATAGAAGAAGCCCCCCTCTTTCGAGGGGGGCATTTCTTCGTTTGATCAGAACTTCGCTACCATAGCGTCTTGGTCATCGCTCTCAAGCTCCCAGCGAACCTCGCTCGCATCGGACAGTCCGATGTATCGAACTCCACCCTGGATCACGAGTGCGGCAGACTCCTTGATCTGGGCACGAGCAGAGCCTACGACACCAGCAAGCTCCTCATCCATGATCGCGTCTAGATCGATGTCTGCCATAGCCTTGTTGGCAGCATCCTTTGCGACCTGCTGTACGCGAGGGTTGATCACGGCGTAGGCGAGAGTGTCTACGGTCGTCTGGTCCATCATCTTACTGCCACCTCTGATTGCGTTGGGTTCGGACAAGCTCTTCTACCTCAGACTCAAGGCGAAGAACCCTCTTGGCAAGCTCCTCGTTGCTAGCCTTGATGGCTAGCAACTCTCTTATCACTTCGTTGATGTTGACTGCGGCGTACGCACCGAGCCATTCCATGAGCCTCGCTCCTTATGCTGGCAGGTGCAACCCTTGTCGTTGCAGTGAGGCTTGGCATCTCGCGGCTTACCGATACCCTGATAGTCTACCGCCGACACACACTGCTTGCAGATCACTTGCCATCCTGACTGTGGATCGGGCAACCACTAGCGTCGCCACGGGCTCCGCATGTACACTCGTTCATCAGTGACCGCCTTCTCGTGCTGGCTGCTCGTCCCACTGAGGGGGAGCTTCATCGTCAGTCTCGTCGTGCTGAGGCTCGGGCTCGTTGCTCATCGGTACGTCACCCAATCGAGTTCGAGGGACAGAGTTCCGTTCGCGTTCAGTGCGAAGACCGGCTTGAGTTCCTGATGTTCGACCTTCACGTCCGCGATCTTGATGTAGTCTTGCCTGGTCGCGGTCTCGTAGTGCGAGCCGTACCACCACTGATCCGAAATGTTCGGATGGTCGGAGCGCTTATACAGCTTCTCTCCGGTATCCACTATACGGAAAGCCTGGATCATCGAGTAGTTCTGGTTCTGGGCCTTGTTCGGATACGGACCGAACACCTCGGTTACAACGTCACCCTTCCTGCGGTCCGGAACCTTCACCCAGTTGAAATCCTTGTCGTACATGGAGTGCTTCTGATCCGAGTCCTCCAAGAACTCCGACCGGACTACGGTCCGATACACCTTGGTGCTCAACTCCAGCATGGTGCGTGCCATCTAGGGTCACGATCCTTCCGACTTCTGCCGCCTGTATGAGGTTCCAGCATTGCTGGCATGGTGCGGTCGTGATGTAGAGAGTGCCGCCCTTCGAGGCGGCATGACCAGCCCGTAGAAGGGCATTGGCTTCTGCGTGAATGGCCACGCAGGGATGCGCGTTGTAGTCTGACCCAGGCTCGATACAGGGCCAAGGCTTTCCGCACGAGCACTCGTCTGGTCCATAACCAAACCCGTCTTTCATCATCTGCACCTTGAAGTGAAGTCCACGTGGACATCCTCCATCGATGCAGTGAGGAGCGCCCGATGGCGCTCCGTTGTACCCTGTTGATACGATCCTGTTGTCTAGAGTGAGGACGGCCCCCACCTTTCGGCGGGAGCACGTCGCTCGTTCTGCTACTATCTCAGCGATAGCCAGGAACGTATCATCCCATGAGGGACGACTCACCTTCCGGGCCTTTCGTTGCAGTAGCACTTCTTGAGTGGCTGCCTACACGTAGCGCACTTAGGACCGAACATCAGTCGCTCTTCGGGTCCAGATCGTACGGGTACTCACCGTTCTCGCGCTTCTGTTCAGCGCGGTCGAACGAATCCTGCCACTGTGCGTCGAACTCGTCAGCCTTAGCCTGGAGTTCAGACTCGTTGTTGTCCTGGTTTCCGCTGTGCTTACCCACGGTCGGTTACCTCCAACTCGATGATGTAGTATTCGTCCGACTCTAGGTGCGTACCGTTCACGGGGACGTAGACGCTAGAGTCAGACTTGTCAACCGCTACCCCGTTATCGTACGCGATGTCAGCCAGATCGTCAAGCGCTTCCTGGTACGTCCACCTTGCGGGCGGAACGATCTCCGTCATGACAAGGTCACTCCCCTTCGGGAGCGATTCATTGATGATCACGTAGACGTTAGTCATGATTCCTCACGTTCTAATCCGAGACCGCAGGGGCTCGGGACCCTGGCTCACTAGGATAGAGTTTACATCCTCCTTGGGCGCAAGCGCAAGTCGGATGGCACCCACTTCCCTGACTAGCATGTCGCCGAAACGCTTGCCAGCCTCATCACCCTCCTGCCAAACGTACACTCGGGTGAAGTCTTCGAACACGTTGCTCCAGTGATCCTTCCACTTCTCAGCTCCACTGATACCAACGCATGGCACGCCAGCGATGTTGCTAGAGAGAGCGTCGATCTCACCCTCAGACACGGCGATGTAGTCACCAGCCTGAGCTAGGAACTGCACGCCCCACAGAGTGGTCTCAAGACCGCTCCACGTCATGTACTTCTGGTGTCCATGCTCTTTGCAGGAGTGATCACGCATGCAACGGAAGTTCATGTTAACCGGACCGGAGGGGGTAAGGTAGGGAATGGCCAGCCTACCCTCTAGGTTCTCGTGGCCAGGGATAGGATCACGAACTACGCCAAGTCCTACGGAACGCGCGACTTCCAGATCGATTGCCCGCCCTGCCAGATACCCTTCGGCCTCCGGTAGGTACTCCATGTACTGCATTGTCGCTCTTTCCAGCGACCTCCGCTGTACGCTTGAGAGCATCGCCATACTTGAGCCCTTCGTGTTTCATGACGCACTGCACGGCGTTGCCCTTGACGCCACAGCTATGGCATACGAACACGTTTAGCTGTGTACTCACGGACGCACTAGGCGTCCGTTCGTTGTGGAAAGGGCATTTGTATGCACGCCAACCAGTGTCTTCCATGCACGGCTCTCCGCCGTACGATTCGAGGAGAGGGCCGATCGCAAAGACCGGCCACTCTCGCTCTTCACTTCTTCCTGAGCCAGTAGACGATGAGCGCAACGAAGATCACGTCCCATCCGTTCATGATTCACTCATCATCGTCGTCATCGTAGTTGGCTACCAGGTTCTCGATCTCCGCTACGTCCTGCTCTTGCGGAAGGTTTCCGGTCGACTGGTGGAACGCGTCCACCACATCATCGAACAGCTTGTCCTTGTCTTTAGCCACTCTTGCAGCCTTCCTTCTTGTCTAGGTGTCGGGCCTTACCTTGCCGATCGCCTTGTATGCGGGTGGATCTACTAGGTAGTCAGCGATCCTATACGCGAAGTCAGGATCGTCCCTGAGGTGACCTAGCAGCTTGTTGCACGTGGTACAAAGCAGACCTCGTACGTATCCTGTCGCGTGATCGTGATCGACAGACAGCTTTTTGGATACGCCCTTAGCTCTCCGACACAACCAGCACACGCCGCCCTGAGCGGCGTACAGCTCGTCGTACTGTCCAGCCTTAAGTCCGTACGTCTGCTGTACCATACGTTCGTGAGAAGCCCGTTTGCGGGCTGCCTTGATGGCATTGTTGTGGGTAGCGCATCTAGGTCCAGGATGTGGGGCCGGGCGTTTAGAGCCCGGCCCACAATCCTTACACCTTTTACTTGCCCTTGCCACTGTTCGGCTTCGGATCTGTGGTACAACCACCCTTGCGGCAGTTAATGTCGGGACAGCTCATCGGTTACCCCCTCTCACATTGCCGGTACCCAGGCAGGTACCGCATCCGATCCATTGCTTAGCGGTGCGAATCTGAGGATGTTCGAAACCGGGCTCGTTGTACAGTGATGCGACTTCTTCTTCCCTACCGCCTCGGCCTTGACAGGTACCACAAGGCTGCCAGATTTCCTGACTAGTCATAGTCCTCCTGACCCCACTTAGCCATGCTGTCTGCGAAAAGGTCGATCTTGTCCTCGGCTGGTACGTAGAGTCCATCTCGGAACACTACATCTATCGGTTCGGGTTGCTCGGTCTCCTCGATCCTACAGTACATAGGATCTGCCTTCATCCGGAAGAACTTCTTCGCCATAGCATCACCAGGGCCGAAGCGGTTCTTGACGACTGCTACGTCGAGAGTACCAGCGTGACCATCTCCCCATAGCGTGATTACAAGGACGGGAAGCTGAGACGCCTTGCCCATGATCGCGGAACGTGGAGGCGGACTACCAGCCTTAGTGCTCTCAGATGTGTGGTGCACGATCGTGAGCGCAGTCTGCTGATCACGAGCCATCACCTTCATCTCGGCCATGAGAGCCCAGTAGTTCTGCTCGCCCGCACCCTCGTAATCAACGTCCATCAGGATGTCAACGATCGTGTGGTGCGGGTACATCCCGTTCACCTCACGGAAGGCTTCCGCCTCACGCCACATATGGTCTAGCGTAGGCGCTGCATGGAAGCTCCACTTGACGTGACTCCATTCGCCAAGCGTATCCTGCGCTAGGTGAGGAGTGTTGAGGACCATCTCCTCTGCTTCCTCGCCACCGATACCGGACCGCATAGACAGAACTCGTGCAGCCATGGTGAAGTCATCAGAGTCAGAGGAGTGGTAGAGGGTTGGGACAACGTCTCCCATCTTATCTACCACGTTGAGCGCGAACATAGTCTTCATCGATCCGGGAGGACCCGCGATCATGTGGATAGAAGACCTTCGAAACGTGATCTTCTTTTCTGCGAAGATAGGGTAAGGATTAGGAAGGGCCTCTCCAGCAGAGAGGCCCCTACTAACCGCCCTTGCGAGCGTCTTCAACTACTACTCCTTCTCAGGAGGTTCGTTCCCTCCGAGAGTTTCCTCGAATCGCTTTGCAGCCTCATCAAGGTCTCGATCCTGTTCATCCCCGCCCGATGAGCCCCTACCCATCAGAGAATGCTGGCCGGGGGAACGTACTTGACTGTGTAGACCTTAGCGTCGAACCCACCGTCAGTCTTCTCGCTCGAAGTCCAGGCCGCACCGATGGTGCCGCCCTCCTTGACCTCCGAGACGCCAGCCTCCTGAAGCGCACCCTTGAGAGCGTACAGAAGACCGCCCTTGAAGTAGATGCGCTTCTCTTCACCCTCGTTGTCGCGGATGGTTACGGTGAGCTGCTTGCGAGGCTGGCCATACGAGTTGAGCTTGACCGCCTTGGTCTTATAGTCCAACTCGTCGCCGACCATAGGCTCACGAGTGACCGTCCCCTGGACGGGAACGTTCACCTCAAGGAACTTTGCGGCGGGAACGGACGGTCCGAACAGGTCTGACTGCGAACTCATGTGTTCTCCTAGTTACTTAGTGTGTCGCCTCAGAAGAGGCTTACCTTGGGTGCCTGAGCTTCCCACGGCTTTGCAACAGCGGGTGCAGCAGGCCTCTCCCACGGAGCCTTGACCTCAGACTCCTTGTTCGGCTCTTCGGAAATCTTGGTAGCACCAAGCTCCCGAGCCATCATCTCCTCCGTCGCCTTCTCGGCGACGGTGCGAGACTCCTTGTTAGCAGCGATCTCAGCCTCTTGGTACTCACGAACCGCAGCTACATACATCTTTGCGATATCGGTCGGGCTGAGTTCAACGGGAACTTCGACCTGCTGCTCGGCGAACCCGTAAGAGAACGCCTTGCTCGGGTATCGGAACGTTACAGTGTTCATGCGAACGCCTTGTCGGTCAGCTTGAACTCGTCCTTCGTGATGGGATCCTTGATTACCGTGATCATCTCGCTCTCGTCCCACTTGACGATAATGCTGTCCGTCATCTCGATGCGAAGAGCGAGATCCTCGGCAGCATCGGTGTAGTGATTCTTCATCAGGTAGTCGAACGCGAGAGTCAGGCCAAGAACCTTGCCGGTATCGATGTCAGTAGGGATATCCATCCTGGTCCGCCCTATCGTAGAACTTGGCACGGGCTGTAGGCCCGGCCTCTAGCATGCAGTTATCCTGATTGAAGCAGAAGCGACAGTTGTAACCTGCGTTAGTCTTATAGATCTTCTTAGACATCTGCTCGTACACTGCCTGATACTTCTCTCCGATATCCTTCGGTGACACCTGAGAAAGGTCAACCGGTCGTGCCTTACTGGACAGCGGGGAAAGCATGCCCCACAGACCCTTGTCGTACATGAAGGGCTCAGGTGCGTACGGCCCCTGCATAAGCAGGGCCTTGTACGTTTCGAGCTGGAAGTTATCCTTCGGCTTCTGGCTTCCGGTCTTCCAGTCGATGATGACTTGGCCGTACTTCTTGTGTTCCCCGATAATGTCGACGTAACCCTTGATCGGGATGTCCAGTCCTGGCAGCTTGCCACTGGCGTCGTACTCGACCTCGAATACTTCTACATCTTCAAGGAACTCTACTGCGTTGTTGTAGCAATCCACAACACGTTTTAGCGCCTTGTCTTCTACGATTGGAGCTTCGGCGCTCCCGCCGAAGAGCCACTTCGACATGTCTGGTTCGGTGCTCATCTGCCTTGAGATGAGATCGTAGAAGATTCCTTCAAGGTTGGGATCGCAACCATCAAGGTGCTGTTCAATTGCGGTGTGAACGGCAGAGCCGATCGGGATGTACCATGTTTGCTTCTCCTCGGCCTTGCGTACCTTAGTAAGATACCAAGACCGAGGACAGCGAGTGTAGCTATTGTACTGCGAGTAAGAGATATACTCCACGCAACCTCCTAGGTGAGCCTTCGGCCCCCTTGACCGGAGGGAGAAACAGGAACCACAGGCCAGACAGTTCCCCGTCCTAACCCGTAGGCGACCTATGGTCCCGTTAGCTTAGCATGCCTACCCCGTAGGGTTGGTACCGGGTTGACCGGTGTCTATCGACCAGCCTTGACCGGTCTCAAGATCTTAACCTAAGCCCTTGATCTAGCGAAGGTACAGGAATCGAACCTGTGCGGGGCCCGCGAGGCCCCTGTGCCCACCACACCCTCTCTCCTAGGTTGCGACCCTAGGAACAACCGTTCAGCCCGTCAGCTTCTCGGTAACTACAGTCTACACCGTCCAGCCCTTGGCCGCAACTTTCGCGCGGTGACGCTTCGAACGGTCACGGTTGCATTGCAGACAGCGACCAGCCTTGTCCTTGGCACCGTCTACGGTAAGGTCATGATCGTTTACGCACGCCTCCCGCTCGTTGCGGGGAGGCTCTTTGTACTCGGTAGGCCACGCTCCAGCACGCATAGTGACCTTCTTGTCCATGAGCGTAGCGTAGTTCCAGCACTGAGAGAAGACTGGACACTTCGAACATACTACCTCGGCCTCTTCGAAGTGTCGTTTATTTAGACTTGCATCTTCTGACAACAGCCAGAGCGAGGAATCATACTCTCGACAGAGAGCATCCTCCTCCCAGGAGCCACCGCCAGGTGGCTCGTTCATGAGACTACTTAGCATGCCCTTCCCTCATTCTTCCTCCGGTCAACAAGGCAGCCCCCCAAGGGCTGCCGCTTAGGAGGATATAAAAAGGTGGCCTTCTGGCCACCTAGTTCACTGAGGACAGGAGTATCCCCTTTATCTACTCTACCATCCGGCCCGAGAGGGCCGGACTAGAGAACCTTCTAAAAGCAGTATAACGGCGTCCCCCCAAGGCTGTCAAGCCCGGGGGGTGACGCGTCACCAAGAGTAGTCGGGTGGTTCCAGGCGATCACGCACTCTCTGCTCCCAGAGTTGTGCGTCAATCAGATCCGCCCTAGACTCCTCCTCAACCTCCTGGTACCCCATCACACGAGCTGAGGGGTGAAGCCCACGGTCTCACCCGCTTCGCGGGTGATCTCCTCGCCGGTGTCCTCGATCTGGTCACCGGACACGTTGAACAGGGAGACTCCGCCCACTACGTTGCCGTTGCTGCCGTCCTCGAACAGTCCGACGACGGCCGGGAGGCCGTACTCGGGCTCGATGATCAGCTCGGCAGTGAAGGGCATGGGACGGACGCCAGTGACGTTTACCAGCTTGTACTGCATGATGATCTCCCTTGTGTGCTAGACTATGGTCATGACGGTCAAGACCACGGTGATTCTACCGGATATCCAGTATCCATTTCACGATTCTCTGATGCTACAGAAGATCCTTAAGGTTGTCAAGGAGGTACAGCCCGACTCTGTACTCAGCATCGGAGACGCCATAGACTTCCCACAGGTCTCTAGGTGGAGCATCGGTACGGCTGGAGCCTACGCTCCCACCCTACAAGAGCACATAGATGGGTTCCGCCATGACGTCCTGCATGGGCTTAGGGAAGCCGCTCCCGGATCGAAAATCACTTGGCTTGAGGGCAACCACGACCTTCGGCTCCGAGATTTCATCGGGAAGTACGCTCCGCCACTGAGGACGCTCCGAGCCCTTGATGTCCAGGAACTCTTCGGTCTGGCTGAGTTTGACATCAGTTACGAACGAGGCCCACTCAGAGTAGCCACGAACACCTATGCGGTTCATGGTCATGAGCTTGGCACTTACGTGTCTACTCCCCACGCTTGGGATCAGAAGTTCATGAAGAGGTACGGAAGCGAGAAGAACTTCGTTTTCGGACATACCCACCAGCCTTTCGTTACTACACGTGCCACTGGCTTCGGTGGCAAGGTTTCCCCGTGGTTCACTATGAACGTGGGAAGCATCATGGATCCAACCGAGGCTCGCTACATCAAGGACGGTTCCGTCAGTTGGACCATGTCATTCGCGCTACTGCGCGATGACGGTAAGCGTGTGTGGCCCGAGCTGGTTATCGCAAACAACCGCTCGTTCTGGATTAACGGAGTTAAATATTGAGTACGCTAGACTACGACCAGATCATGCCTATCGTGAAGAGCGTAGCAACCTCAGTGTCATCTAAGTTTCCCCCGTATGTTCGATCCGATGACACCGAGGGTGCGCTACTCCTGTGGACGTATCAGAACAAGTCCACACTTGAGGGCATGATGGAGGACGGGGGTGCTTACATCCCCAAGATCGCATCCATGATGCGCAAGGCGGCTTTCAGCCACTGCGCAGCAGAGAAGGCAGCGTCGGAAGGATATGATCCGTCTGACATTTACCGCTACTCTGCACCCAAGATCAAGTCACTCATCGCCGATGCGATGGACTATGAAAACTGGCAGTCGTTCAACTCGTTCGGGGATGGACAGCCGAAGGCTGCCACCCAAACCTATAACGAGCGCACGACAGAGCTAGTAGATATCAAGAACGCCATGTCAAAGCTCAATGACGACTCGTACAACATCCTTGTTTACCAGTTCAAGTACGAACTGACTTCCGAGGAGATCGGCACGATCCTCGGCATGACGGCCGAGGCGGTCAGGAAGCGGTCCCAGAGGGCCGTCAAGGCCCTACAGAAGGAGCTTGGGTACAAGGACGCACAGCCTGCTCCGCAGGCCGGTAGGCGCCCTGTCAGGAGCAACGCAGCATGGCGTGCTGATCTTTCCACTAGCTATGAAGGCTAACGCAAGGTGACGGGGCTACTCCGAAGAGTAGCCTCATCATCATTCGTCAGACTCGGTCATGTCTGGGAAGTCTTCCGGATGGAAGTGCACCCATGCCGCCGCTAGATTGTCTCGTTGTTCGCGATACGTCAGTGCGACACCTGCTGTTGCCAGCATGCCTACACCTAGTACGATATTGAGTATCACTCCGATTCCCCTTAGAAGAGCTTTACTGGTGGCTTCTTGCGCCTGTAGAACTTGGCTATAGAATCGTTAGGCTCTACGATCGGACGGGTTTCCCCGTCCGGCATGAGTAGTACGGCCTTATCGATAACAGCCACCACTTTAAGAGCCTTAGACCAAGAGTACATCACTCGGTCTCCGACCTTCCAACCATCGACGTTAGTTCCAGGAGCACCGCTCTTGGCCTTGGTGTCGATGGCATACTCTTGCCATGGTTCAATCGGACCTAGGTATCCGTACCTGCTATCTCCGGTCGTCACCCAATAAAGATCGCCCTCGTTCCATGCGATGTGATGAACCTTGCCGGTGACGGCATGCTTGAAAGGCTCTCCCATCTTGAGAGTGGGAGGCACTTCCTTTAGGCCCTTCGTGAGCAGATCGTAGAACGCATTGACTATTTCCTTTGCGACTTCTTCTACGGTCTGCTCTTCTCGCTTTGGATCTTCCAGGTACGCTACGAGAGCCTTTATCTGCTCGCTCTTAGTAGCCGTGTCACATCACCTCCGTTACGATGTTCGTGGTGATCTCGGCCTTGAAGACGGGCACCCAACTAACATTGTGAACGTAGTGAGTCTGTGAAGTGTTGCTAGCGGCGGCAACAGCCGCTGCATTTGCATCCGCCTGGTTGTTATACCAGTTCCAGTCGCCGTGACTGATATCGTTCAAGTCCGCCGACACGTTGTACATGGTAGCCATGCTTTCCCCTTCGCTGTGAGTCCAGAGGAGAGCGCACCGGAGAGAGAGTACAGTGCGCCCCCTTCAAGAATCACAGTGAGCATAGCGTGAGTGGGGATGGGTTCAGATCTACCTCGGGATGGCAAATCCCTCAGACGGTAGGACGGTACTTATATTCCCGTAGCCATCCCCACTCACACGATCACATCCCCATAGAGATGGAGACGAACAACAGTGCTGCCATAATCGTCAGCACGACGATGAGACCGATCTTCTCGTTCTTGTCCATCACAGATCCGCGCTGTACTTCTCGATGAGAGCGGCGATACCGGAGAAAGAAGTCCCGGAATCGTTCATCTCCGCGAGAGACATGGGGAATTCGCTTTCCATCTCGTACGCCTCGGCTGAATCGTACGGATGAGGGTTGCACACCGAACCATCGTCGGTCTTCAAGCCAGCCCAGATCATGACTGCGTTCGGAACGAGATCGTCCCGATCGTCGAACTTGATGTTTTCATAAACATCGTACGACTCGTCGGTGTCTTCGTCCGAGAACGAAGCGGACTTCCCTGCGACGCGGTTGACCTGGACTCCATCCTTGATAGCAAGCTCACACAGCACACCGAGGCAGCAGTGGCCTATAACTTCACCGCTCTCATTGTCGACCTGGACGAGAGCTTTGCTCGCCTGGTTGTAGACACCGGAACGAAGAGCTTCGGACCAGAGTTCTGCTATTTCCTGCTTCATTGTTCTCTCCCTTGTTCGGTCTGAGATGACCACCCGAAGCACGTCCCTGAGGACGTGCGTCAGGCTACCACATCAGAGGTTGGCCTCGATGAAGTCGATAACCGGCTGGAAGGTTTCGACCTCGTCGTTCAGGTTCGCGAGCTTGATCATGTCTTCATCAGTTACTGATG